AAAGGTACTTGGGCAGATGCTACATTCTATGATGCAGGCGATTCTGTACAATACGGTGTAAACTCGTACGTATGTGTGTATGCACATACATCAGACGAAACTGTTACACAAAACAGACCTGATCAAGATACTGCTGGTACTAATTGGAATTTATTAGTTGCTGGTGCAGAATCAGGAAACCTAACAACAGAAGGCGATATTGTTTATTATGGCGGCGCTGGCCCTACAAGATTACCAGTAGGAACACCTGGACAAGTACTTAAAGTAAATTCAGCAGGTGACGCACCAGAGTGGACTAACTTCGGTGCTATTAATAATGTATTTTATGTAGAAGGTTCCGGCGGTGTAGACGAAGCTGCTCCATTATATGGTATAACACTAGATAGACCTTGGAAAACTGTACGCTATGCTACAGAACAAATTCAAGCAGGTGCTATAAGAAACAATGCAAAAAGATTACTTGAAAAAAATAGAGCATTTATACAAGAAGAAGTAGTAGAATATATTGATACAACTTATCCTGCACTGGTAGGTGTATACGATAAAGCTAAATGTCGTAGAGATACAGGCCAAGTAGTTGATGCATTAATATGGGATTTATCACACGGTGGCAACGAGCGTTCAAGAGATGCAGCAGTAGCATATTTTAGCGCAGACGGACAAACTTATCTAGCTGATAATGCTACAGAGACAGCAGACGGTTTAAATTACATTAAAACATTAGCAGATGCAATACTATCAGATTTATTGGTAGGTACTGATGTCGGAACGAAATACGGAACTATAGCCCAAGTACAAGATTCTTCATTAATAGAAGAAGCAGATGCACAAGCAACTTTAGAAACGCTAGTTAATATTATAACTGGTGCTATTACAGCAGGTAATACAGATGCTGTTCCTGCAGAACGTAAACCACAGAATTCAATTTTTGTAAAAACAGGAGAATTTGAAGAAGTTCTTCCAATAATTATTCCTGAAAATACAGCAGTAATAGGTGATGAATTACGTTCAACTAGAATTAAACCAGCAGGCATTTTAGTTGATAGTACAGATACTCCGTATACACTAGACGCTATTTCGAGACTACAGGCAATTACAAGTGACATTATTACAAATGTTTCTGTAACTGCAAGTGCAGGAAATGCTGTATCGCAAGACACAACTCGTCCTGCAGGATCTGCACAAGCCGGCACAGATGCATCAGAACTTTGGCAGCAAATTTATGATTACATTGATTGGGGTGTAAATGGTGTAACTGGAGATTCTACAGTTCCAGCTTCAACAGGTTCTAATACTCCAAATACTACTACTGATTATACCTATGCTGTAGAAGTTTTAGAAGCAAACAGAGCATTTATAGTTGCAGAAGTTACAGCATATATAGCAGCTACATATCCTGCTTATGTCTATGATGTTACAAAATGTGAAAGAGATATTCACAGATATATCGATGCTATCAAATACGATTTGATTTACACAGGTAACTATAAGTCATTACTATATGCACGTTACTATGTAAATGCAGTAGGTGGAAGTTTACAAGAAGATATGTTCTATTTACGTAACGGTACAGGATTAAGAAACTGTACTGTACTAGGATTAACAGGCACACTAGGTGCTCTAAATTCTTACGGTACAAGACGTCCAACAGCTGGTGCATTTGTAAGTTTAGATCCAGGCTGGGGACCAGCACATATAGATGCGTGGATTATTAACAAATCGCCATACGTACAAAACGTAACTACATTTGGTACCGGTTGTATAGGTTGTAAGATTGATGGTGACTTACACGATGGCGGTAACGACTCTATTGTTGCTAACGACTTTACACAACTTGTAAGTGACGGTATTGGTGTATGGTGTACAAACCTAGGCAGAACAGAACTTGTTAGTGTGTTCTCATACTATGGACATATCGGATATCTAGCTGAAAACGGCGGTAAGATTCGTGCAACTAATGGTAACTCATCATACGGTGATTTTGGCACAGTTGCAGAGGGAGTTGATATTACTGAAGTACCTGTAACAGGTTCAATAACAAATAGAAACTTTGATGCAACTATACAAAGAGTATTTACTGACGGTAATGAGGTTCTAACACTAGAATACTTAAATGCAGGACAAGAATATACTGTTGCTACTGATGCTATCCTTACAATTAATAATATAAGTGCAGCAGATGAAAATAGAACAACAGGAACATACACTGTTACTGGTAGTACATCGGGTACTGGTACCGGACAACAATTTAGAATTACAATTGACGATGTCGGTGGAGCAAGTGTTGAGGTTCTAACAGGCGGATCAGGACATCTAGTAAGTGATATTATTACTGTATCTGACTCGCTATTAGGCAATGGCGGAGCAGCAGATGTTACATTTGATGTTGCAACTATTGGAGACGCAACTAGATTTACTATTACAGGTGAAGGCTTTGGAGCATCAGTTGCTAATGCAAATATTGTAGACGGTGGTGTGTTTGAAGTTAGATTGACAGATCCATCAGAAAACTTTGGCGGCGCAGATTATATTAGTTCAGAAAACGTTGCACAGGTTGGCGATACTACAAGTATTACATTAAGTAATACAGATTCTAGATTAAATAGTCAATATATCGGAATGGCAATTTACTTAGTAGCAGGACGTGGCGCAGGACAGTATGGTATTATTGACACATATAATTCAGGTACAAAAATAGCAACTATTGTAAAAGCAAGCGACGGTACAGCAGGTTGGGATCACTTAACAGGTGCAGCGATTGAAGCAACACTTGATGATAGTACAAATTATAGTATTGAACCATATGTAGATTTTGATGCTCCAGGAAGCGGACTATATGCAGATACTGCAAAAGGTAGAGCAATTGTTGAAGACGGAAAAATTGTAATTATTACAATTTGGGATCCAGGTAATGGATATACAGTAGCACCACTTATGACAATTGTTGATCCTAACAATACAGTAGATGTACCACACGATGTTAGAATTGCTGATGGCGTATTAACACAACCAACTTGGACTAGTAGGGGTACTGCATTTGCAACAGCACAAGCAGAAGTTACAGGTGACGGCTTTATGGATAGATACCAACCCGGAAATCTTGTTAGAATGGAAGGATTGTCACTACCACCTAAAGCAGGTTCAAACATTACACTTAGTGGATTGCCTAATCAATACTTTAAGTTAGTTACAGTTAGAAACTTAGAAGGTACAGGTCCATACACAGCACAAATTCAGTTATCACCAGATTTATCAATAACTGAAGCACCGGAGCACGGTGAATCTGTTGAAATGCGTATACGTTATTCACAAGTACGTCTAACAGGACACGACTTCTTAGATATTGGTACTGGTAACTTTGGTAACACAAATTATCCGAATACTCCATTAACTGCACCGGATCCCAACAAAGAAACTGTTGTTGGAGGCGGCGGACGAGTGTTCTATACATCAACTGACCAAGATGGTAACTTCCGTGTAGGACGTTTGTTTAACGTTGAACAATCAACGGGTATTGCAACACTAAATGCTGATGCATTTAATATTAGTGGTCTGCAAGAACTTACACTAGGTGAATTGTCACTAGGTGGCACAGGCGCAACTATTACAGAATTTAGTGTTGACGGAACATTTACTGCAAACAGTGATAACATTGTTCCAACACAAAAGGCAATTAAAACATACATTGCGTCACAAATTGGTGGCGGAGCAGGCGAACTAAATGTTAACAGTATTACAGCAGGTAGTGTTTTCATATCAGGGCAAGAAATAACAACAACAACAGGCGTTCAGATAAATATACTACAGAAAGTAAATTATACAGGCGGTATTTCAGGTGCTCCAGTAGCATTGAACTACTTCTTACAACAATAATGGAGAGAAAATAAAATGGCCACAGGTAGACTAGCAGGTGAAGATTTACTCGCAGCAACAAATACAACTGTCTACACTTGCCCAGCAGAAACATATACTGTGGCAAGTGTTAACATTGTTAATAGAGGTAGCCAGCCTACTACTATTAACTTAGCTATTGCTGATTTAGATACACCTACAAATGGCGAGTTCATAGAGTATCAAACAGAACTTTTACCAAAAAACGTTCTAGAACGTACAGGTATTGTGCTCGCAGCAACACAAAAGATAGTTGTTAGATCCTCGCAAGCAAACGTAAGCGTTGTAGCGTTCGGAATCGAGACAGCAGCATAAATACTATTAATAAAGGATATAACTGTTATGGGAAGATACATTACAAATACACTAACATACTCAACTAACACAGTTTCCACCGGCACAACATATTCAGCAAGCGTTAACGATAGAGTTTTATGCACTGCCGGCGGAATTACAATCACATTGCCAAACACAACAGCAGACGGTGGATCTCTTGTTGCTGGCGACACTGTACAAATTGTAGACGTTGGTGGCAACGCCGGATCTAGCTCAATTACTGTAGCTAGAAACGGAGCAAACATTCAAGGGTTAGCAGAAAACCTAACTATAGACATCAACAACTCGGCGCCGATATTAATTTATACCGGTGCAACATACGGGTGGGTAATTTCAGGAACATAAAATGCCAAGTTTACGTACATTACTATCAGATCAATCACCGCCCACAATAGGAAACCCTAATAAAGTTTTCTATGTGCAGAGAATTGACGACGGCGCAAGCAGCGGCGGTTGCTGTTGTCTATGGACAGTTCCAGCAGGAGTAACTAAAGTTACTTTTGAAATGTGGGGTTCAGGAGGTATCGGTCAAGGTGCTAGATGTTGTGAACGAGCAGGAACAATGCCAACTGCGGGATCTTACTCGAAACTTACTATTGATACAGCAGAAAATTGTCAATACAGAATATGTTCAGGAGGATCAAGTAGCTGTAACGGATGTTGCGGAATATCATCTAGAGCTCAACCTAGCTATGTTTTTGATGTTACTGCTGGAAGCGTAATAGGATGTGCATTAGGTGGAGCAGGCGGATGTTCTGAGATGACACGGGGTGGTTTCTGCTACGGATATATATGTTGCTGGGGATTATTAAGCGGCGAAGGCTTAGGCGATGTCAATTTTGAAGGTGGCGGCAATATTAGTTTTGTTAACTGCTATTGTCGAGATCAAATGGTATCATTTGCTCCTGGAGGTTTCCAGTCAGATAGACGTGCATCACAAATGTGTGCTAAAGACTCAGCAGGATCGGGTGTATACTTTATGTGTTCTCCACCTTCGAGACCAGGAGGCGCTGGCACCCCAGGAAGAGCTTGTAGTGACGGTCGTTGTTACGGACAGCACGGAGCCGGCGGAATGGTTAAAATATCGTATACTTAAAAGGAAAATAAAAGATGCCAACACCAATTACAGAAACAACAGTAAGTTTTACTTACAACATTGCAGATAGATTGTTTGCGTCAACAAGTGCTGATGGTAGAACAGGCTCAGCATCTTATGAAGGCCCGGACCGAGTTTGGGTTTTTGTAGACGAAACAACAGGAAAGTTTAGTCAAATTCAACCAGTACTTACATCAATGGAGGACGGAGCAGATGTTCCGGTTCCAATTAATCATAGAAGAGTTGAAGTAGTAGCAGCAGATGATCCAGTTATAATGGCTATTATACAAGAAGGTTTAGTAACATATGACGATACATCAACGACTGTTGAAAATATGCCAGATGGATCAACTACCGAATTTGAAACAGTTGCTACGTTAGGACAAACATATAACAAAGACGAATTAATACATAATGGTACAAGTTGGGTATTACCTGCATTTAAAGAACCACCGCTAGACTGGGACGATGTAATCAACGGAAGAAACGGTGCATTAATTTCAAGTGATGGTAAAATATCACCAGATATGCCAGATTCAGTGAAACAACCTTGGATCGATTACAGACAAGCATTACGTGATTTACCTGCAACTTACGGATACGGAACAGCAGACGAAATCGAAGCGTGGAAAGTAAATCTTCCAACTGAACCAGGAGCATAATTAAATGGCTGGACTTAGAGACTTATTACAGGTAGGAAGTGCATCGGGTAGTGCAGTAGACTTTACTGAATTCCACGTATTCAATGCCTCAAAAACAACTCAAAATAATGGCGGAGCCTGTTGTTTATGGACAGTTCCAGCAGGCGTAAATTGGTTTGCTGTTGAATTGTGGGGCGGCGGCGGAGGCGGCGCAGGTGTGTGCTGCTGTCGTGCAGGTTGGCCTGGAGGCTCAGGGTCTTATGCAAGAAAGTTCATAAAAAGTGTTAGTGAAGGAGACACATACACAATTTGTGCAGCTGGAACAACAGGATGTTCACAAAGTTATTGCTGCGGATGTTCAGGCAATCCTAGTTTTGTAAGTGTTAACGGCGGAGCAGTTGAAGTTTGTGCATCAGGCGGCGGCCAAGGTGGAACACGATGCTACTTTATGATTAATTGTAGTTGTCAAGGATGTGTTCCTTATCAGTGCGGTTCTTGGACTGGTGGCTTTGGCCTTTGCGGATCTACTGGATCTGCTGTTGGTGCTCCACATTGTAGTCAGTCAGCGTATGGCTTTATGCCAAGTGCTCCATTTACTCCAGCAGGTAGTAGAGGAACAATGAGCTATTGTGTTAACGGACCAGGATGCTGTTTAGGTGGCGTACCGCATTGGCCAGGCGGTGGCGGAGCATCATCTGTTAGTCACACTAATACTTTATACTGTGGTCAATACGGCGCGGGCGGATTAGTAACTATTTACTATCCGACTTCGGTTTAAGAGGAATTGAAATGTCAAGTTTAAGAGATTATTTATTCGGATACCAACCAGGAGAAACTATTGAACCTAACGAGTTTATGGTTTACAATACTAGTTTAAGTAACCAAAACGGAGGAAGATGTTGTCAGTGGGTGGTTCCAGCAGGAGTATCTTACGCAGTATTTGAAATATGGTCCGGAGGTGGTTCTGGTCCGGGTGTATGTTGTTGTCAACAAGGCGGAGGCGCAGGATCCGGCGGCTACGCTGTTAAAGGATGTAATGTATGTCCAGGAGATTGCATTACTATATGCGCAGCAAGTAGTGGATGTTGTCCAGATCCTAGTAACAAATACGGCCAGTGCGGATTTTGTTCGTTTATTTGTAACTGCGGTGGTGGTGGATCCGGTACTTGGCTTGCTAGAGTCTGCGGCGGCAGATATTCAGACCAATATTCACGTTGTTTCTATTTTGGTAGCTGCTATGGTTGCTGTTCTATGTGTTGGTGTTGCGGCGGCATTGTTAACGGATCATTTGATTTTTGTGCTCCTGGCACTATTGGTAATGCACAGCTAACACAATATTGCTTCGGATACGGAAGAAGTTATACAGCAAATGCACCGTTTACAGCTGGCGGATCAAGAGTTGGTACAGGTGGTTGTAGAAGTTGGCACGCCGGCTGCGGATGTGGACATTTTCCAGGAGGCGGCGGCCTTGCTGCACAAAAATACGACAACCAATGCTGCGGCGGCGAATGGGGCGGTGGCGGCCTAGTTTACGTAGTTTATTACTAATAGGATTTAAAAATGGAAAATATATCAAAAGAATTTACATATCCAGTTACAGACGATCAATACTCAATGTCAAACGAGGAAGGTAAAACAGGTACACTAACATACAACGGTCCAGATAAAAAATATGTCGTAATAGATCGAAATACTAATAGAATGACTGGTAGCTGTATTACAGAATCAGAGTGGGAATCAGGCTTTAATGACGACGAAGATTCTGATGTTTATGCTGTAGAAGTTAACTGCGATGAAAATACTTTGATATGTGCTATGCTGCAATCAGGCGGCAGCGGCATTAATCCTGAAACTGTTCCTGAAATTACAGAAGAAATTCCAGGATATCCATTAGCGTACACTAGAAATGACCCTATGTTACCGGATCACGTATACGAAGTAGAAGAAATTGAATATGACCCAGGTGCAGGTGTTTTTGTTAAACCATTTCCTTGGAAAAAACCAATCGATACTTGGGAAGATATGTTAAGAAGAAGAAATAATTTATTAGCTAACGCAGATAAAAATTTATCAGAAGATCTTCCAACTTCAATTTATAATAAAGTTGCAAAATATAAGCAGTGGATGAGAGACTTACCAGAAACGTTTGGTGTTGGATGGACTGTTACTGTTGATGCTGAAGGTACAGGATATATTGTAGGAGACAGACTATTAATAACTGACCCTAGATATAAAAATGGATCTAACGCTCCTGATATTTTAGTAACAATCACAGCAGTAAATGAAACTGGTGGCATAACAGGATTTACTAGAACAACTGCATATGCCCACGAGTATCATCCAGATGCAGGATCATACGAAAATGTATTTTATTCACAAAATTCAGCTAATGGTGCAGGCGCAGTGTTAAGTATGTCTAAAGTAAAACTAGTGCAACCTTGGAAAGTAAATATGTTAAGAAATCCAGTTGACAATCCTGCCCAAGAAGCACAAAATAACATTATTGATTTATTATAATATTTTATAAAATGTTACATTGAAAGGCGCAACTGCGCCTTTCACTTTGACTAGTCTTAAAAAAATGATGCCATAAATATATGCGTATATAATTTTGATAGGATAACAATATGTCTCGAAACAAAGCATTTTTTATTAACGGCGGCGCCGGCCGTGTAGTGTGTTCAATACCTGCACTAGAAAAATTTGCAGAAGAAAATCCTGATAATAATTTTATTATTGTTTGTGAAGGTGGCACAGATTTTTACAAAGGCCATCCGCTATTACACGCAAAAGCTTATGATGTATGGCATAAGAATTTGTTTGAAGATAAGCTAAAAGATATGGAATTAATAAGTCCTGAACCGTACAGAGTGTGGGAATATTATAACCAAAAAGCTAGTTTAGCTGAAGCGTATGATATTGCAATTAATAACAAAGGTGTTAGAGATTTACCTAAGCCTAAAATTGTTTTAAGTAAACACGAAAAAATAGCTGGTGCACAGGTCATTAAAGAAGTTAAAGAAAAAACTGGCAAAGACAAAGCTGTAGTATTCCAACCATTTGGAAGAGGAGTCTTTAATGAGAATGGGATGATTACTGATTTCAGTGGTAGAAGTTTTGAGCCAGAAAATGTTCTTAGCATTGTCAAAAAATTAAACAAAGAATACGCAGTAATTTATATGGGCGAAATTGCTTTCGAATTTCAAAAGCACGGAATTTCAGAACCAGTTGCAATTCCGCAAGGAATTGGATTAAGAGAATGGGCAGCTATAATTGCACAAGCAGATCACTTTTTAGGATGTGATAGTGTCGGTCAACACCTAGCATATGCTTTTGAAAAGAAATCTACTATTGTACTTGGAAGTACATTTAAAGAAAATGTTTCATATCCTAAAGAAAAAACATTTAAGATATTAGATATGGGCGAAGGCGCAAGAATTTACTCTCCGATTCGTATTACTGTTGATGAATATGTTGATAGAGTAAACGAAGGTGTAATGGCAATGAACGAAAAAATTGAAGATATTATAATTAAAGAGATTAAAGAAGCTACAAAATAGTATGTCAAGATTGTATACTTTTGGATGTAGTTTTACATCTTATGCTTGGCCTACTTGGGCAGACTTTTTTGGATTAGAATTTGATGAATTCGAAAATTGGGGAATACCCGGAATAGGTAATGTAGCCATTGCTAACAGAGTTGCAGAATGTTGTTTAAAAAATAACATTAATGAAAATGATACAGTTGTAGTACAATGGTCAAGCCATTTAAGGAATGATTATCATCTATTTCGTCCACCTTTAAACAGGGATACTGATTTTAATTGGAAAACTAAAGGTTCTATTTTTAGCTACACAAACAAATCGTTATATGATAAAAAATGGGTAGAAAACTTTTTTGACGAAGAATCATATATTATGTTGTCCTTAAACGCAATGTATAGTATAATTAATTTATTAGAAAATAAAAAATGTAAATGGAGAATGACTACTATAAGTGATTTTTCTAAGTTAGGTAATGACTATATTAATTCAGAAAATTTTGGCGAGGATTCAAACCTTTCTAATTTATGGAATAAGGAAATTTTTTCTCCTTACAAAAAAATATTCAATCACAAAAATTGGTTAGAGCCTATAGGAACATACTGCTGGAAACAGAAAGAATTATTATATAAGTGGAAAGAATGGCAAGATCCACATCCGTCACCTGGTTTATGTATTGATTGGTTATATAATATATTAAAGCCAAGTTTAAATTTAGACAATACAAAATTGAAGCCAGAGCAAACAAAATGGTACTATAAATGTCAAGAAATCAAAGATAATGTTGATAATTTACAAATGTATGGTGACATTTTATATAAAGAGTTAGAAAATTTTGACAAAACATATAGAGGATATTAAAATGAACGATAAGCCGGTTTGGATAGCAGGTATTGCTAGAGGACATAATGCAGGAGTATGTCTATTAAAGGATGGCAAAATAGTTTTTAGTATCGAAGAGGAAAGATTAACCCGTAGAAAATACGACGGTGGACCTCTAGCATCAATACTAAAAATAAAAGAGTACACTGATAAACTTGATTTTCTATGTATTTCTCATACAACACCCTTACATACAGCTGGCACATTAGATTACTCCGGAGAAGATGTTTACACAGGTCTCGCAAGAAAAATAGGCTTGATAGAAGACACTCGTTACGGCGAAGATGGTACACATCCTCAAGTTATCGATATGGCAATGTTTCATCACAAAATGCACGCCGGCTTGGCCTTTTATAGAAGTGGATTTGAAGAAGCTGTAGCAGTAATTGTAGATGGTGCAGGTACATTTTTTCCTTTAACTATAGAAAATGATACTATGACAGTGTATGAAACTGAAAGTATATATAAATGTACATACCCTGCGGAAATTACAACCTTGCACAAAACTATGGGTGCAAGAAATATGCTTATAAATGCATATATGACAGACTTTTCAGGAGGCGAGTGGGAACCGGGTGCAAAATTTAATTTGTCTATTACTGATAAGGCAGGCATTGTAAAGGCATATGAAGCAGTAACAGAATATTGCGGATGGTCGAGTATCGAAGCAGGTAAAACTATGGGATTATTTCCATATGGTTCTAAAAACGATGATATACCGCCGTTGTTTGAGGCAAATGATAATCCTGTTCCAACAACAAATAGAAATTTAATTTTACCTAGATACCCAAACGGCGCAGTTGTTAATCAAAATATGTACAACTACTTAAACAACAATGAATCTGAAGATGTTACATTATTACAAAACAGAAGAGATTTAGCATATGCTGTACAAACGCAAACACAGGAAGCAGTAGTCGATTTAATTAGACACGCTGTTGAATTAAGTGGTTGCAAAAATGTTGTAATTAGTGGCGGTTACGGATTAAACTGTGTTGCAAATTATTATTACTTAGAACAGTTAAAAGATGAAGGCATTGAACTATATGTTGAACCAGTTTCAAACGATGCTGGAACCGCAATGGGTGCAGCACTAATTTGGCACCACCATCATACTGAAGATACAACAGTTAAGCCTCAAGCTGACACTGTTTATTTAGGTCCTAAATATGATTTACACGTAAATGAAATTATTTCTATCGCAGATAAGTACAACAGTACTGTGTCAGACGCAAATCACAATGATATTGTTGAACTAATGACAGGAAAAAATATTGTTGCCTGTTTCCAAGGACAAAGCGAAAACGGACCTAGAGCATTAGGTAATCGTAGTTTAATGTTTGATCCAACTTTTGAAGATGGCAAAGATTTTGTTAATGAAATTAAACATCGTGAGTATTTCCGTCCATTTGCAGGTAGTATACTAGAAGAAGATGTACACGAGTGGTTTGATCTACGTGGTATGAAGAGCTCTCCTACAATGATGTATGCTGTAAACTGTCAACCAGGTATTGAAGAAAAGATTCCTGCTATTATTCACGTAGACGGAACGTGTCGCATACAAACGGTCACTAGAGAACAAAATCCTCACTACTATGATATTATTAAAACGTTTAAAGAAAAGACAGGTGTTCCAATTATCTTTAATACTAGTTTTAATTTAGGTGGTGAACCTCTTGTTGAAACACTTGACGATGCTGTAAGAACATTGTATAATAGTAAAATTGAATACTTATATTTGCCAGAATACGGAAAATTAATTACCGTAAAAAACTGATAAATATTTTGTCAACAGGGGCATAATATGAATAATTTGATGAAATATCTATCACAAGGAATGAAAAACACTGTATTGTTTAGAAATAATGCAGGAACTAGTCATAAAGGTCCTTGGAAACAATTGTACGAAAATACACTACTTGACAGATGGCACGTAGGCGATTTTGCAACAGTTGAATATACTATTAGTGCAGACTTTGATAGAGATAATAAAGAAATTATAAAAGCTCTAGTTACAGCTAGTGTTGATCGTGCCTCTGTAGTTATTTACGCAAGAAATAATACATTAAACGATATGATAGATGTTTCGGTAACTGTTAACGATAGTTATGTTGATGTTAGTGTAACACCGATTATAGACAGTGAATTATCGACTAATTTTACTGGTACAAAAGTAATATTTACAGGACAATACTTCCATACAGTTAACCCTCCTATAGTCTGATAAATAACATATAGGAGTAGGTTTATGGCAACAGTTAATTCGCCTTTTGAGTCAAAATACGGATTTAAAGGTCCAGGCTTTTCAGTCGACAACGAAGGTAATATTATTGCAAACAGTATTATCACCGCAATAAATCCCGGTGACGATACAGATGTTGATTTTACAGACTTTACTATTACTGAAGGTCAAAACTCTTTTTTAATTGCTGAAGCAGATCCTGTTGACAATCCCACTATTACAGTTGCAAGACAATCAACATATTCATTTTCTATAAATGTTCCAAATTTAAAATTTTTTATTGTAGTTGGAAATCAAATTGATTCCGAATTGTATAGTGTTGGATTAAGTCACAGTGACGGAACTTCTGGAGCAGATTCACAAGGTAAAACTAGCGGATCTTTACAATTTTCAGTTCCATTAAATGCTCCTAATGTATTATATTATACAGACGAAAATAGAAATAATTTTGGTACAATTAATATAGTTGACCCAACAGGAAGATTTGGCACATTAGATGTTAACTCTACAATTAATGCAACTTCACCTACCGTAGGTGCCTTAACAGTTGCAGGCGGCATTGCTGTAGAACAAGACATTTTTATCGGCGGAAGCTTAAATGTAGGAGGCACAGGTATAACTAACTTGGCCTCAGGAAATAATTTAGAATTAGAAGCAGTAAATGAAATAGTTTTAAAAGTTGATGGAACTAAAATAGCTGCTGTAACATCTACCGGCTTAACTGGTAGTATAGTAGACGCTACTATAAATAATACTGTGATTGGTCAAACTACTCCGGCTTCTGCTACTTTTAGCACAGCTAAAGTTAATACGTTACCAACAACAGATTTAGATATATCGAATAAGCAATATACAGATAGTACTGCACTGGCTCTATCAATAGCATTTGGATTATAAGTAATGGCAAAGACACAAATAAAAAATTATGTATTTAAACCGGGCATAGGAAGATTAGATAATTTATTTCCTGATGCATATAGTTTATTAGAACGTAATAAAACGTTTATACAAAAAGAAGCTAATGCTTTTATTCAAAATAAAATTAATACAGGACAGCCTGGTTATGTTGGCTATACCTATAACGCAGCAAAATGCGAAAGAGATGTAGGATATGTTATTGATGCATATTTAGAAGATTTAAGATACGGCGGCAACGAAACCCTTAGAAATACAATTAAATATTATTGGGATCAAGACGTTGCTCAGGTTGACGGCGACCGCACACCTGAAACAGATGTTCACGAATTTATTGGAATTCTTATAAAAGATTATATTTTTACTAATACGTTATATTCAGCATTAAATACTGAACAAACACAAACAGTAGATATTAGCAAGACTGTACAATCATTAGCTTACACACCAACAGGCGCATCTTATAAACCAACAACTGGTGTAATGGAATTAACACTAGGTAGCCATTCAATTAATGTAGGCGACGAAATTCATATTGCTCCGAGCAGTTTAACTTTTACTTGTGCAAGAGACGGTAATGCAACAAATCATCCATATCCTAGAAGTTCGGGTGTTCCTAATGATTACGGCAAAGACAAATATTATTATTCACCAGTTAAAGTTATTGATACAACAGCAACTACTATTACAGTAAATGTTGGAGTAAGTTCGGATACAAGTGTTCATACGTTTGTTAGTGCAACTGCTAACGCAATAACTGCTGGAGCTCCTGCAAAGATAAACACACTTGCATTCAATACTGTTGATGTAATTGAAAACGGATTAAGTGCATTACCGGTATTATCTCCAATAGGAGTAGGAACTGTAAAAATACAAGGTAGATATAATTCAGACGAGCTGCTATTAATATCAAATTCTACAAGAAGTGAAGTTTTGTATAACTTTACTAATGTACAAACAGGTGCAAAAGTTATTGTTACAGATGATAATTCATCTGATAGTGACTTTCCTTTTTATATACAAACAACAGATGCAGTTACACTCATTGAATTGAACTATGATACTAGTAGTCATAGTAGCACAGATGAACTACAGGTATTTGTAGAAAGAATTGAAAACGGTAAAAGTGTTGTAACAACTAGACCATATGATTTTGGTACAGATGCAATTGAACGTAACCGTATTGCACAACCGTTATCAATGCTCGACGCTGACTTTGAATATGGTCTACAGCCTACTAAATGGGCAGCAATTGGCACACTAAGAGGTTATCCTAGTGTATACGAAGTACCAGGAACAGATACACCAGTACTTAGTGTTGTAACAGATGCATCTGCTGGGACACAAGGTGTAGGTCAATCATTAATTACAGTTACAACTGTTTCACCGCACGGATTTACAGCAGGAACTCCAATTACTATTAAAGCACTTGAAGATAGTGTTAACGGTGCAGCAAGAGCTGAAGGTTCATTTGTGATAGTTACTATTGTAGATTCAACTTCATTTACTTATTATGCAAAATCTAAAGTTGGCACTATTTCAGGAACTGTACTATCAACTACATATACGCAATTAAGAAAAGCAGGATTTTATACAGGCGCAGATATTGGCGGATCAGTATTTTCTGTAGCTAGTCAAGGTAGCTCAGGAACAATGACTACAGAGCTTGGAGTATTAGCAGGCAGCACAATTATACCATATGATGATGATCCACCCGAAATTGGTTCTCCTTTAGAAACAGCAGGCGGCGAAATTCCGTTAGGCTCTCAGGTAACTGGTATTATTGATCAGTCGCAAGGCGGTGGCTTATATCTTACTCCTACTGTAGTTGGAGATGTGCCTGCAGGAACTAATCAAGTTACAGTTAGTGATGTTACTGGTATAGTTGAAAATTTAGCTGTAGATCGAGGCGACGGATTTGCAATTTATGTAAGCAGCATTGCTGGGAGCACTCTAACATTTAGTGACAATTTTACAGAACCTGTTATAGGTAATACAACAAACTATACAAATTTAGTCGGTACTAATGATACATCAGATGGCGAAAATGCAAGATTTGATATTTCTTTTGCTGTAGATTCTAGTTTTACATATGTACTAGATGCAATTGCTAACGACGGTGGAGAAGGTTACGAAGTAGGCGATAGAATTATTATTCCAGGTACATCACTTGGCGGCACAACTCCAGAAAACGATGCACTTATTATAGTAACTGAAATCCTTGACAGTGCAAACTCTATTGCTGATGCTGAAATTTCAGGAACACACTTTAACAACGACATTTACTTACCAGATCAAACTGCTGTATTTCAAGGCGGAAACGGCTCGGATGCAACATTTGATATAAGCTACGAAAACGGCGCATTCACAAGTGTAGTAGTAAACACTTCTGAAATAGGATTTGGTTATGTGCCGGGGGATGTAATTGATGTTGCAGGATTTTTACTTTCTCAAAATGCAGCACCTTCGCAGTTTTTGAGAATTGGTGTTGATACTGTAGATGCAAATGGCGGAATTACTTCTATATCATTTGCAGGACAAGCACCTGCTGCTAACAGAACTGTGTTTAATGCAACTTATACTACAACATCTGTTTCTGGTACAAACGCAGCATTTGATGTTACAGTAAATGGATCTAATTATGAAGTAAATTTTACAAATACTGGTGTAAACTATTTGGCAACAGAAAACTTCACAGTATTGGGTACATTACTAGGAGGAACTTCTCCAGCGAACGATTGTACTATTGTAATTGACAATGTTGGTGTAAACGGTGAAATTACTGCTACAACAGTTTCGGGTGTTACCTTTAACGGCGATACTAAAATTGGTCAACCTGGCGAAAACGTTACACCTTCAGGTGCTACATTTAATGTAAGCCAAAACGGAGCGCAGTATGTAGCGACTATTTCAGATCCAGGCGACAACTACAATGTTGGAATGGAATTATTAATTCCAGGAACAGCATTTGGCGCAGCAACACCAGAAAACGATTTAACTATTACAGTAACAAGTGTAATTGATTTGCTAGGCGGATCAATTGACGGAATATCATCATCTGGCACAGGATATGAACCTATTGGAATTTATATCGATGTATTAGGTGCAAATGATCCAAATGTAGGTAGTGATGCTACGTTTAATTTAACTAGAGATTCGGGTGTATATGGTAATATAATTTCTACAAATGCAGGATCAGGTTATAAACGAGGAAATAGAGTTTTAATACCTGGTTTCTTACTTGGCGGCATATCGCCGTTGAATGATCTTATTATTAGAGTGTCTTCAGTTGATGGCTTAGGTGCTATAACAGGATTTACACCTGATTTTATTGAAGCATCAAGAGGTAATAATTTTGATTTAATCAGCACAGTACAAATGTCCGAAGCAACAACTGCTAATATGAATAGATTAACAACTATTGATTTTGGATCATTGGCTACATTGCAAATTGAATTTCCAAACGCACACGGACTAGTTCCAGGTGGATCGTTTATTGTTGGCGTTGGATCAGATGACGGATCAAATAATCATAACCTAGTAGCTGGATCGTTCTTTGTATCTGATATTCCGACTGTTAATACATTACGTTATCAAGCAAGAGCAGAAGGATTTATTGATACTACTACAAGTATTGCAGGATCAGTTTACCCACGTCCAGACAGCTTCTTTATCCATAGACCGTATGACGGTGGTGTACAGCTAGGTACAGGTGGACCGCAACACGGTGCGCAAGCAATACGTCAAAGTAAAAAGTACATTCGTTACCAATCAGGTAAAGGTATTATGTATACCACTGGTGCACTTTTTGCTCCGAGTTACGATTTACGCAGTTTAACGGCAGACGGTGTAGAAGTCGGATCACTTATTACTGTGGTTACAGATGATAATGATCACGGAGTACAAGAAGGTGGAATTATTCGATTACTTGGTGTAGAAACACCTGGATATAATAGTGGAGCAGAAACTGCTGTTCCTCCAAAATTTGATTATGAAGTAGTTCAAGTTATAGATGAAAGAACTTTTAAAGTTAGAGCACAGCGTAGATTAGGTGCAACCGAAGCTGTACTAGGATTTGGCTCACAAATGAGTGTTGTTAGCTGGCACGGTGCAACAGTGCGCTCGGGTATCTTTGATGATCAAAACGGTATTTTCTGGGAATTCGATGGAACACAAATTTCAGTTGTACAGCGTACTGGTACTAGACAACTTGCTGGTACTATAGCAATGGATATTGACACTAACTTAATTACAGGAACAAATACACGTTTTGAAGATCAGCTAAAAGCAGGCGACAGAATTATTATTAAAGGTATGACACACGTTGTAACACACGTTAACGATCAAACTGAATGTACTGTAACTCCTGACTTTAGAGGTGTAGTAAATATTACAGGTGCAAAGATTAACTTAGTAGTTGATAAAAAAGTTAAACAAAGTGAGTTTAACTTAGATAGATTAGACGGTACAGGCCCAAGTGGTTACAATATCGACATTGCTAAAATGCAAATGATTGGTATTCAATACAGTTGGTATGGTGCTGGTTTCATTGACTTTATGCTACGTGGTAGTGATGGTAACTTTGTGTTTGCACACAGAATGCGTAACTCAAACGTAAACACAGAAGCGTTTATGCGTTCAGGTAACTTGCCTGTACGTTATGAAGTTGCTAACGAAGGACCAAGCGGCAAACTTGCAGAAGCAATAGATGCAACTCAAAATTATATAGTGCTTGAAGATTCTAGTTTCTTTCCCGAATATGGTACAGTATATATAGATAATGAAATTATCGACTTTACTGGAAAAAATGACACACTAAACCGCCTAACTGGTTGTATTAGAGGTGCTACTTTTGAAAACTTCCAAGCAGGCGCAAATAGACAATATACCGCAGGAGTTGCTGCGAGTCATAGTGCTAGAACAGGTGTTGTACTAATATCACAAACTATTACTCCACTTATTAGTCACTGGGGTTCTGCGTTCCTAACAGACGGTGGTTTTGATGAAGATAGAGGTTATATTTTCTCATACACAGAACCTGGATTAGAAGTTACTACAACTAAGCAAACAGCTTTCTTGATTAGATTGTCTCCGAGTGTTTCGAACGCACTTGTTGGAGATTTAGGCGAAAGAGAACTTTTAAATCGTGCGCAGCTATTGTTGCAAGAACTAGAAGTTACATCAGAAAGTCAATCCGGCGGTATACCTATTGAAGGTGGTATTGTTGTTGAAGGAATTCTTAATCCTAAAAACTATCCAACTAATCCTGCAGATGTTCTTTGGCAAACACTTAGTACAGAAGCACAAGGCGGACAACCTAGTTTTGCACAGATTGCAGCAGGTGGCTCTATTAAGTGGTCAGACGGTGCTGCCGCAACAACCGCAACAGTTAATACTCAGCCAGTATTATCAGTAACTATGCAAACTAACGAATTTGGCGGCAGAAACGATGAAATTGATTTTGACCAAAGTGTGTACAACACCAATGGTCCAGTGTTGATTGGATCTGTTGTTAGTTCTGTTAACTTGAACGGAGATACTGTTTATGATGTTGCAGATAACAGAACAGTAGAAAATGTTCAATTTAGAAGCAGAGATGGCGATTATAGAATCAAAATTTCAGATGATCCAGATGCTGGCTATCAGCAAAACAATTTCACATTTGCCTTTGGCGGCAACTTAGTAAACAGAAACTTTGCGTATGTAAGTAAATCATCTTTTGATGCAAGTGGTGCAAGTACAGGAACAGTTGTTACAGGCGGCACAGTTACATTCCCTGCTAACACTAGTATTTCTAACGTAACATTGCTAAATCACGGTGGCACTGAGTTTTATCGATTAACTTTTAATAACTCTTTTACTGGAACGTTAAGTGCAACAAGTGGTAACATACAATTTACTTTTGAAGAACCACCTTATGCACAACCAGGAGAGACTATTTTCTCATTCATTGCACAACCCGGCGAACGTTCTACTGTAGACTTTAGTGAATTGAAAGAACTAACAAATACACCATTAGGCGGCCGAGGAACATATCCAAATGGCCCTGATGTCCTTGCTATTAACGTGTATAAAGTGTCAGGTGCTTCTAGTGAAAGTAACTTGATCCTTAAATGGGGTGAAGCACAGGCTTAAAGTCTTTCTAAATAGTCAACAAAAGCGGCCAAGTTATCAAACACTTTGGTCGCTTTTTTTATCTTTTGATATGTAAATCTTTTGTTAATTAGTTCTTCAGTTTCTTTACCGTAGCCTGTTCTAACTAGTATAGGTCTTGCACCTATTTTCATTGCAGCTTTTAGATCTTTAATACTGTCGCCTACATAAAATCCTTTTGAAAATTTTACGTGAGGTACTTCTTTTTCACAACGTTTGAACATTCCTATATTAGGCTTTGCATATATATCTGTTTTATGACTGCTTTCACTATAGTATAGTCCGTCTATACTACGACAACCTGCCTTGCCAAGTTCTTCAAACATATAATTGTGTAATATATCTACATCTTCTTGTGTATACAGACCCTTTGCAATTCCGCCTTGGTTAGTTATAATAGCAATTTTATGTCCTAATCTTCTAAGTTTAACAATTGCTTCGAGGCTGCCTGTTTCAAATTCAAAGTCTTCTATTTTGTACGTGTACTCTCCACGTTCTACATTTATAACGCCGTCTCGATCTAAACCAACTACACACTTTGGTGCTATATATCCTGATTGTTGAGATTCGTCGCCCCAGTAAATATTAACCATTCGATTCCTCTTGTTCTAGTGCTTGTTGTGCTTTCTGGCTATCGCCCGGAGCAACACGATAATTATCTTCAACACTATCGGCTGTACTTACTTCTGTAATACTACTACTGTCTACTAGCGCAATTAATTGATGAGGTTGTAGTGGAGGATTATGCCAAGTATCACCTTCGGATAAATCTTTTTCGTGTAGTCTAGCATTAGTAGTATCAATCCAACGAACTCTAAATTTACCAGAATTGACAAACCAACTTTCGTCTTTTTCTCTATGAAAATGCATACTAAACATATTGCCTGCTTTTTCAAATACCATAATTTTACCACAGTATTTGTCATTGGTAGCCCAAATTAATTCGTAACCCCAGCCTTTTTTAACAAATCCTTCAAGACGCTGCATTTATATATTCCTCTATGTTAGTCCATTGCATATCTACTACACTATTTAAATTAGTTAAATCTGCACAGGTATACTTTTGATATTGTGATTTGATATTCTCTGGCATTGGTATTAGGTTAATTTTAGCATCGTACTTATTAGCAATAGCGTTAGCAACAGTAGAAAAACTTACACTGCGTCCGGTGCCTACATTAAATATACCCGATTGGTCGACACCAAACATTTTTTCGTGCAACTTACAAATATCATCTACACAAACAAAATCTCGTCTATATTTTTCACTATCTTCAAATAAATTAATATAGCCATTTTCTTTTGCTTGATGTGTAAATTTAGTATAAGGGCTTGCCTGATCGCCTTTATGTTCTTCGCCTGCGCCGTACACATTAAAGTATCTAAAGCCTTGAATTTTAATTTGAAATTCGTCTATGTATTGATTAATAAATCTATCAAACAAATACTTGCTCCAAGCATACGGGCTTTGCGGAAGCAATGGCCCATTTTCTGTAAAATGTTCAGTAGGTCCGTAAACACTTGCACTAGATGCATATTGAAAGTTAGTGCCAAAGTTTTCGCATATTTGTATAAGTCTTACACTAAACTCAAAGTTCTGTTCTAGTATCTGATTTACGTCTGTGTATGTTGTGCTACTAATAGCACCTAAATGTATACACCAATCATAGTCTTCAGTACTAGGAAGTATACCTGGTTGCCATTCCCATCCTTCAACTTCGTGACCTTGTTGCTGTAAATAGCTTGCAATATTCTTGCCAATAAATCCTTGGTGTCCTGTAACTAAAATTCTCATTTGCTTGCCTCTATTATGCTAGTTGTGGAATAACCATCTACAGTTGATACTATGTGTACATCTGCTAAATCATTACCTACAACTTCTTCTATTTTATAATCGCCACCTTTTACAATTAGATGCGGTTTTAATTTTTTAATTAATTCGTATGGAGTATCTTCATCAAATACAACTACTTGATCTACCCACGGTAATATTTCTAATTGACTAATGCGCTTTATCTGATTGTTGATTGGGCGTGTTTCGCCTTTGAGACGTTTGACACTTGCATCACTGTTAATACCTACAATTAGTTTCTCACCGAGTGTTTTTGCTTCTGCTAAGAGCTCAAAATGACCCTTGTGCAGTATATCAAACACTCCGTTAGTAAACACTATACGATCTTCTAAGTCGCTTACAGCAAGCGTATATGTGCCTAGATGTGTAACTGCTTTGGTAGATCCTTTAACAGCAAGTTCGATACAATGTTTATAATCATAACCTTTAGTAAGTCCATAAACAAAACTTGCTAGAAAGCAATCGCCTGCACCAGTAACATCGTTTACTTCTACAACATCAACTGGTATGTCATACACTACGTTGTCTATGCTTGCAACAACATTTTTACCAGCCCGTGTAGTAATAATATTACCTTGCCAAAGATCAAAGTCTAATTCTGTAAATTCTTTTTCGTTAGGTTTTACAAGCCAGGCACCTTTGTAATGTTCTGCTGATTTCTTTGGATCTACAATAACACAACAGCCTGCTTTGTTTGCTAATTGTATAATTTGTTCACTAAACTCCAATACACCTTTATTATAATCACTTAGTATTACATAGTCGTATTTGTTAAATGGAAATTCTTGTAGTTCTTCTAAAACGTCATAACCGTCTGCAATGTAATCTTTGTCAATGCGTGTGACATAATGTCCGTCACACATAACTCGTGTTTTTATACTTGTAGGCTGATCAGGTTCATATAGACTAACATCTACACCTAAACTTTTTAAATTTTCGTAAACAAGTCCTGCACCGCCTACAGTTTCTACAATACGTTCTTGTGTAACAACTGGTACGGGTGCCTCAGGACTCAAACGTGTGCTTGCGCCGTAAATATATCTGTCGATGATTATATCGCCAATAACTAAGACTTTCATAATTCTATTATACTTTATTTTAGGTTAAGTGTCAAGTAAATTAATAGTTTGAAACACAGTTTCTAACTTAGTTAAATTAATTTTGCTTTGAAGAGTATTACGTAATCCGTGATGCAAGGGTTTTGGCCACTTAGTAAAACTGCACCAAGCATAGCCATCGTGTTCGTTGTTAAGTTTAGGAATAAATTCTTGCTCTATTACACACAGATAGGTATGGAAATAAAATTTACTATCAGGAGAAATAAAACTTTCTAAAGGTAATGTTTTTTTAATTTCTGGAAGTTGTCCAATTTCTTCTTGGATTTCTCTTTTAAGTCCTTCCCACGGAGTTTCAGCACCTTCATTAGTGCCACCAACTAGTCCCCACATATTAGATCTTTTACCGTTTGCTCTGTGCAAAAATAAAAATCTATTAGTGTCTAAAGTATAAAAGAGAGCTCCACTACATACTATTTTGTCATTCATAAAAATAGTTATCCAGCTAGATCAATTCTCCAGGTACCAACTGGATAATCACCGTCAACGGATTTGAACCATTCTCCGTCTTTAAATCTGTATTGAATATTAGTATTAAGATTAGTAGTATATGTTAAGGAATTTTCTTTACTTGCGTCAAACACAATATTCCATTTAGTGCCGTCCCACTCTACAACATCGTTTGCCTTTGCAATTAATCCTGAACCGTCTGTATTTTGCCAAGCAAGAGGAACTTTTGTAGCATTTTCGTCGCCAATATTTTCTAGCAATAAAAGTCTTAACCCTGCTACCTTAATACTGTCAGGATTAAATCTAGTAGGATCGATTATGTAATCAATACTTGTACGTCCTGAAATAATCGAGTCAGTTGGAAAACTATCAGCGTCCCAATTAATTAATATTTTTCCTTCATCAAACGGACTAATTGTAAAAGTACCTGTAACAGTATTATCGTTATCTAAATTAGTTAAGTATATTCTACTTACATCAGCAGCATATTGGCCAGGTAATGCTTCGAATATCTCTCTCCAATTTTTATTACCAACTGCACCGTTTGTGTATAACTGTGCAGTATCTAAATCTAGATATACTCCATATTTGTTGTAATTTACATTGGCCATTTGTTCACTTAAACCAGTTTTTGCTATAGAACCAAATTCGTTAGTTTTAATACCTGACTTAGCAAAATCGTCATATTGGTTTAATTCTGGAACTGTTACTCCGTCTTCAATAGTGCCTCGATCTTCGTCAAACATACTTGTAATAATATTAGTAATTACACCCATTCTTCTAACTTTTGTAGGCGGCGAGATATAAATGGGAATACTAAATGTTAGTGTTGCAATATCAATTTCAGAATCAACACCTACTGGTATACTTCTATTTGACCATTGTACATTTTCTAAATTAACTACGCTAATACTTGTCCAGTCAATAAAATTGTCTGTGGTTTGCATTTCTAAACTTGGATTGAATAATACTAATATTTGTTCTAATATTTGTAATTTTTGATCTGTATTACTAGCCCATATATCTGCATTAATACGCATTAAGTATGGTGTTGGAATAAGGCGTTCAACTGTATAATTTTTACCTTGATAATTTAAATACTCTTCATTTTCGTCGTCGTATGCACGTTCTCTAATGTTAGTCTTGCGTGTATAAGTTGCATCTGTTAAACGATCTTTATCTAGTTCTAAACCAGTTACATAAACTGAAATTCTTGGTGCACTTGGAATTTTGTTTTCACTATTTTCTCGTATAATATTAGCAACCTGTCTTGTTAAATCGCCATACATAACAGGAACGTCTTTTATTGCACCTGATCCGTCTTTCACAGGAAAGTTACTCAAAATACGCATCATCTGAGTTAAGTATCTTCTAACCTGACCGTCATAAAAATGTTGCATTATGTGTTATCCGCCGTTGGTTTTCTAGGACGTAGTGCTTTAGATAAACTCTGTCTTTCTTCAACAACTTCGCCGCCGATATTACTTGTGTTTGTATTATTAATAAATGAAGATTTGTAAGTTTGGCGTTCAAGTGTATTACTTAATGTCATTCTAATATCATCATTCACTTTCACCCATCTACTCCCGTCATATCTAAACATTCTATTTGGAAGGAAATCGGTTCGTAAAAAATAATCTCCTTCTTCGTTTTGTCTCGGAAATTGTATCCCGAATCCAAACGGTGCACCGTTTGGTGCAGTATCACCTGTTCCGACTAGGTAACCTGTATATCCTTCTCTTTCAGGACGACTAGCAACTTCGTCTGCACTATAAGTAATATTGCTTGCATCTAAATCTTCTTCGTCAGCAGTAGAAAGTGCAATACTTCCGTCGTCATTTGTAGCAACAGTATAATAGTGACTAATATCATATCCACTTTTAGGAGCGTCTGCTTCAGCTTGTGCAACTACTGCATTATTAATTTGCATTTCTTTCTCGTATGTAGAAAGAATATCACGCAATGAGTTGTTACTACCTTCTTCAGCAGGTAAGTCTAATATTTCTTTAAATTCTTGACTATCTATTATTTGTTTTAATTTGATTCTATATAAATGCGGATACCAAGTTTGTGAAAATCCTTCCGCTGCACGATTAACATCTTCTACAACATAAAAGCGTTTTAATGCTATTGCATAGTCGTTTGCAGCATACTCGTCTTTTAAATGAGGTAATTCGATCACATCTCCTGGCATAATTTTTCTACCAAGAGTTTTTACTGAACTGTTTATATGAATAGTCATAAACAATGTGTCATTAGTTAAAAATAATCCAAATTGGCTTAGGTCAAAGTCTATGTCTTGAACATTGTAAATACCACGCATTGAATAAACGTCAGGATCGTATTTTCTATCTCTATTTTCTAAAAATAGTAAATCCTGTATGTTAGTTTCTTTAACAGCATCGTATGTTGGTTGGTCAGCAGTTCCTTCGCCTTCAGCAGGATTTTCGGGCCCTAAATACTTGTGTATGTTAATATCAGTGCCGCCAATGGTAAACATCTCATAAACTTGTTTGTCTATGAAATGATAATCATTGCCGCGTTCTGGTTTATATAATGATAGTCTTGGCATATACATATTTATCGATATGTGTTGCATACGATAAATACTATACGGAGAACTTCTATGGCAGATTTAGCAACACAAAAACAAGAAATATTTGATTATGTAAATGCAATGCTGGGCGGCGGTATGATCGATGTTGAACTTGATCCAATTCATTACGAAACTGCACTAACAAAGGCACTTACACGTTTTAGACAGCGTTCAGATAATAGTGTTGAAGAATCATATATGTTCCTTACTACAGTTGTAGATCAAAACGAATATGTTTTACCAAACGAAGTAATCGAAGTTCGTAAACTATTCCGTAGATCAATTGGCTCAAGAACAGGCGGTGGCGATGGCGGCAGCTTATTTGAACCATTTAACTTAGCATATACAAACACATATTTGTTATCTAGTTCTAAACTAGGCGGACTAGCAACATATGATCTATTTTCACAACACCAAGAACTTGTTGGTCGTATGTTTGGTTCATTTATTGAATTTAAATGGAGTACCACAAGTAAAAAACTTACTCTACTACAGCGTCCTAGAGCAGAAGAAGAACTACTTCTTTATTGTTACAATTATCGTCCTGACTCAGAACTACTTAATGACTATCTAGCAGTGCAATGGCTTAAAGATTATACACTTGCAACTTGTAAGTATATGCTAGGTGAAGCACGTTCAAAGTTTGCTACTATTGCTGGTCCTCAGGGTGGATCAACTCTTAACGGTGATGCACTAAAAGCAGAAGCACAAGCTGAAATGGAAAAACTAGAAGCAGAAGTATCAATGGCAGTTGCTGGTGGAACCGGGTACGGCTTTTTAATTGGATAAAAGTTCTTGACAAAATGCATAGCAGAGTATACACTAGTTAAAATAACTTAGAGGTATATTTTTATGAAATTGTTAGTTATCGGACACGGCCGACACGGTAAAGATACTGTGTGCGAAATATTACAAAAAAATTATAATTTAAGTTTTGAATCTAGTTCAAGATTCTGTTCAAAACTTTTTATCTATGATATGCTAAAGGACAAATATGGATATACTAATGAAGAAGAGTGTTATGCTGACAGGCATAATCACCGAGCAGAATGGTATAATGCTATCTGTGATTTTAATAAAGGCGATGGAGCTCGTTTAGGCCGAGAAATATTTGAACAACACGATATCTACTGTGGCTTGCGTAACAAGCGTGAATTTTACGCTATGAAAAATACCGGTGTGTTTGATTATGTTATTTGGGTCGATCGTTCAGATCATCTTCCTCCGGAAGCAAAAGATTCGATGAGTTTAGAGCAATGGATGGCTGATTTTACTATCGACAATAATGGCGATCTAAATGAATTAATGTTTAATACATATCAACTTATCGAACATTTAAAAGTCAGGACGTAAATCTCCTTGCTTCCAGCGAACACCTATTTTTTGTAAAATACGTTGGCAATTAGCACAAACAGTTTTTAAGTTTGTAGGCCGGCAGTTATTCAAATCTCCGTCTATATGAAACACATTAAACTGCTCAGGATGTTTACTAGTATGTCCGCACTTTTCGCAGACATCTTTTTTCTCGTACCCTCTTTGCTTCCATTTAGGAATACCGTGTCCTACTCCATTGCGTAAGCAAGTTTCGCACAACTTACGATAGTAAGTTCTGTTTTCTTTTTTGTAATTTATAGCTGCTGGACGCTGTCCGCACTTACATAATGGTCTCATATCGTATTTAGCTCACCTTTTCGGTCCCTTTTTTATGGTGGATAACTAGGCTTTTTAAATCAAATATTATAAATACTGTATAGAATAAACTATATCCAACAGGAGAATATAAAATGGCATTAGTATCACCAGGCGTAGAAGTCAATGTAATTGACGAATCATTCTACACCCCGGCCGCAGCTGGTACCGTACCAATGATTTTTGTAGCAACTGCAAGTAATAAAACTTCAAGCAGTGGCGCAGGAATTGCAGCAGGTACAACCAAAGCGAACGCTGGTAAACCTTACTTAATCACCAGCCAAAGAGAGCTTGGTGAAACATTTGGCGACCCGTTATTTTACTCGGACACAAACGGAAATATGATTCACGCAGGTGAATTAAACGAGTACGGTCTTCAAACTGCTTATTCAGTTTTAGGCGTATCTAACAGAGCGTATGTAGTTAGAGCAGATATTGACTTAGGCAAATTAGAAGCACAATCAGATGCACCAGGCGGCGAACCGGCAGCTGGCGCATTTTGGATCGATACGCAAACATCTGCGTTCGGTATATTAGAATGGAACGGAGCAGCAGTTACAACAACAGGCGGACAAAGTTTCTCAACTGTTGCAAGAACAGTAATTACTGAAGCATCGGATATTGATTCAAGTACCTCAGCTCCAAAAACATCAATTGGACAAATTGGCGACTATGCTATTGATGCAACTATTGCATCAGGCGAAGATGCTACAAGATTCAAAGTATTTTATAAAACACCTGGCAATAGTACAGCGGCTGGCTCTGCAGGTGATTGGGTACGTGTTGGATCAACAGCGTGGAAAGCAAGTTGGCCAGCAGTAAGAGGCACAAAAACTCCAGTAAGTATTGCACTAGGCGATACAATGACAATCAACAATCTCGATGTTACTGCATCAGGAACAACTATTACAACATTAGCAAGTGATATTAACAGTCGCGGTATTCCGGGTGTATCAGCAGCAGTTGTAGATAGTGCATTAGAATTATATTCAACAGGTGTTGATATTGTAATTGAAACAGGCTCAGGCGCACTAGTAGGCGACGAAAATACTGCTTCTGAAGATGGTGGCGCACTAGGTATTATTACAGGCACATATGCTGCTCCAAAAATTACTATTGCTCCGCACACAAGCGTTCCTGCATATAAAGATGGCGGCGCAGCAAATGCACCAACAGGTTCTTTATGGTTTAAAACTACACAGCCAAACGGCGGCGCAGACTTTAGTGTAAAACAATATAATGCTGACACACAATTATGGGAATCAGTAGACTCTCCTGTATTTGCTACACCAGAAGCAGCACTATTCAACCTTGATAAATCAGGTGGTGGTGCAAATTTGATTGCAGGCGATGTATATATTAAAACTAATATCGAAGAAGAAGATCCAATTTTAGGTGACTTCCAAGCATATGTTAGAACAGCAAACGGCGCAACAAGCATAACAAGTGATAAAATTACTACACAACTAACATCAGGTACATATTCTTTTGATTTAGAAGAAACTACAGCAGGTAGTTTAAATAGATCAACAAAGACTATTAATGTTGTTACACTTGGTGCAAGTACAGATGCAGACAAAATTGCAGCAGGTATTAACGCAGCAGGGTTTACAAATATTGTTGCACTTGTTGATGCGTCAAATAAAATTGTAATACAGCATAAAACAGGCGGAGATATTAGAATTGCTGATACCGACGGTGTTTTAGGATTAGCTGGGTTTGTTGCAACAGGCTCAAACAAAAAAGCAAATCTTTATACAGCACCAACAGGTGACGCAACAAACGACCTAGTTGCATCAAACTGGATGCCTTTAGAAGCAACTGCAAAAGACGATGCACCTGCAAGTTTAACAGCAGACGGCGAATTATGGTATAGTTCAGTAGTTGACGAAGTTGATATGCTAGTACACGCAGGAGCAAGCGGATGGCAAGGGTACTTAACAGTATATCCTGATTCAAATGCTACAGGCCCAATTGTTTCAGCTACAGAACCTTCTACACAAACTGACGGTGTAAGTTCTTTAGTTGAAGGTGATTTATGGGTTGACACTTCGAACATTGAAGAGTATGGTCGTGTACACCGTTATAATGCAACTTTAAGCAAGTGGGTGTTACTAGATAAATCAGATCAAACCACAGAAAATGGTATGCTATTTGCAGATGCTCGTTGGAGTAATGCTGGATCAAACAGCGATGCAGCAGACATTGACGAGTTACTAGTAAGCGATTATCTAGATCCAGATGCTCCAGATCCAGCACTATATCCAGAAGGGATGCTACTTTGGAACACTCGTAGAAGTGGATTTAATGTTAAGCGTTTTGAGCGTAACTACATTGATACATCAGCAGACAACGGACGTTTCCAAGTAACTGGTTTAAGTGGAGATCTAGAAGATCAAGCAATGGAACTTTACTATCCACATCGTTGGGTAACTGATTCAGGTAACAACGAAGATGGTTCAGGTACATTTGGACGTCACGCACAGCGTAAGAGTGTTATACAAGCATTACAAGCAACTGTTAACAGCAACCAAGACATCCGTGACGAAGAAAGTCGTCAGTTTAACTTGATTGCAGCACCGGGTTATCCAGAACTAATTGGTGAAATGATTACACTAAATTACGATCGCAGACTAACAGCGTTTGTTGTAGGTGATACACCAGCAAGACTAACACCAGATGCAACTTCATTAAATGAATGGGCAACTAACGTTAATCTAGCAGTTGAAGATAACGATGATGGCGCAGTTAGCCGTGACGAGTATATGGCAATGTATTATCCTTGGGGCTTTACAAGTGACAATGCAGGTAATAACATTGTTGTTCCCCCAAGTCATATGGCACTACGTACTATTATACTTAACGACCAAGTTGCGTTCCCCTGGTTTGCTCCAGCAGGTACAAGACGCGGTGGTGTAACTAATGCTACAGCAAGTGGATATGTTACAAGCGAAGGTGAATTCCAGAGCGTAGCATTAAACACAGGACAGCGTGATACACTATACAGCAACAACATAAACCCAATCACATTTATTAGTGGTGCAGGTTTAGTTGTATTTGGTCAAAAGACTCGTGCAAGAAATGCAAGTGCGCTAGATCGTGTAAACGTAGCACGTTTGATTGTTTACTTACGTGGACAGCTAGAATTACTAGCAAGACCATACTTATTTGAACCAAACGATAAGATTACACGTGACCAGGTAAAAGCAGCAGCAGATGCGTTGCTACTAGAACTAGTAGGTCTAAGAGCACTATATGACTTCTTAGTAGTTTGTGATGAATCAAATAACACACCAGCAAGAATCGATCGTAACGAGTTATGGTTGGATATTGCAATTGAGCCGGTGAAAGCAATTGAATTTATTTACATTCCATTGAGAATTAAGAACACAGGTGAAATAGCGGCACTAGGTTAAGTGCGTATATAACGGACGGGATTAAATTCCCGTCCAAATATGCATAAATACTTTATATTAGGAGATAAAGAATGCCAATCACAACTTTAACAAATATTAGTATACCAACTGAAGGCGGCGGATCTAATAGTTCACTACTAATGCCGAAGCTACAATATCGCTTCCGTGTATTTTTAGATAACTTTGGAACTGTTGGCGGCGCAGATGGTACTAGGGAAATTTCAAGACAGGTAGTTGATGTAACCCGTCCAAACTTATCGTTTGAACAAATCACAATTGATGCTTATAACTCAAGAACATATCTTGCAGGTAAGCACACTTGGGAACCGATTACATTGACACTACGTGAAGATGCAAACAACAACGTACAAAAAATTGTTGGTCAGCAGTTACAAAGACAGTTTGACTTCTTTGAGCAGTCAAGCGCAGTATCAAGTGGTACTTACAAGTTCCAAACTAGAATCGAAATTCTAGATGGCGGTAATGGTGCAACAGGTGCTAATGTAATTGATCGTTTCCATCTAGTAGGATGCTACATTGAGTCAGCAAACTACAATACACTAGCATATGCTACAAACGATCCAGTAACAACAACACTAAGCATTCGTTACGACAATGCAATCCAATTTGGTGCAGATGAAGACTTTAATGGTATTGGCGAACCAGTACTAAGATCTACAAATGCAGCAACTGGTGGTACAACAGTTACTGGCTAATATCTAAACAGATTGGCGTTAGTATACTAAAGCGGGAATTGTTAATTCAATTCTCGCTTTTTTATATACGCATATTTTATTACTAGATAAATATTATTATGAGTACTCTAGATCCATATCTTGTAAATGTAAACCTTGATGTTCACTTACGTGACGCAAGACACGCACATCAGCTGTTTACTGAATACGGCCATTCTTTTGCGCCTAAGCAAAAGTTTCTTTATCACGTTGTGTTTCAGCCTAGTAGAGCTGTTGCAGATGCATCGTTATATAATACATTTAAGTTTCAAAAAGAAATTGGCGTACTAGCAAAAATGTTAGATTTACCGTCTTTTAGAGCATCAATTGAAAATAAACAACAGTACAATAGAAAAAAGAATGTACAAACTAGACTAGACTATCAAGATATTAGAATTGTGTTTCACGATGATAATATTGGTGCAACTAGATCTATGTTAGAAGAATATTATAAATGGTATTATGTTGATGGTTCACAGGATATAAACAGAGGCGGTGCCTATAATCCTAGAGACAAGTTTGCAGAAAAAGTTCCTAGTTACGGATTAAATGTACAAAAACAATCCACTGCACACGAAATTCCATTTTTTGAATATATAAAAATCTATCAACTTGCAAGACAACAATGGTTTAGTTATACTTTAGTAAATCCTTTACTATCTGCTTGGCAACACGGTGATTTAGAATATGCAGATGGTGCAGGAGTTGTAGAAAATACAATTACTGTTGCATACGAAGCAGTGCTCTACGATAAAGGCGACATAGGCGATTTTGGAGAACCTACTAATTTTACATCAGAAGAAACTCGCTACGATAATACACCTAGTCCAATTGGATACGCAGATCAAAATATTGGGGAACGATATAATCTTGTACCTAGACTTTTAAACACAACTAATTATGCGCCGCGCGGACTTATTGCAAGAGCTGCTAATACTGCTAGTAGAGCATCTTCAACTAGTACTAACGTTAATAACCAGCCTGGTGTATTAGAACAAATTATTGTTCCGTTAAGACAAAATAATTCTGTATCTTCAGTTTTAAATGCAGGAACTAATGTTGCAAATGTTGAATCTATAATTACAGAACTATCTAGATCACCTTCAGCAACTAGAAGTTTTGTAAGCCGTTCGATCAATACAGGCGAAGTACCAGGAATTAATACTGCGGCATATAATGCATTAAGTAACACAGCACAACAAGATATTACAGACGGATTAGTTAACAATATTAGATCTAATAAAAAATTAGCATCTTTTGCAAAGAATGCAATTGATGCAGCAAAAGGAATTTTAACATAATGGTTGCTTCATCGGATAATCCAAAACAAGAAAGTCAAGAACTTACAAAAAAGTTTTTTAATAACTATTATAATAGACAAATATCATATAATGCATCAGAAGTTGATGCAGTAATTGGTTATTTTTTGAAAAGAGGATTTGATAAAATTGCTGCTGTAAATACTGCTAGTATATTACTACAACAGGCTGAAATTGACGAAATATCAGTATTCCAATTAATTGATACACTTAAAGGCGTTAATGACGTTCAATTGAGTAATATAGTTGCACAAATTTTAAATTTAAATAGAAGTAAAGTAAGTACATTAGGATACAGAATTCCTGAAGTCAAACAACTATTTGAGCAGCGTCAAATAATTGTATAATGGCACATTTTGCACAAGGTAAATTTAATCTCAAAAACCCAGAAAAATACGTAGGTAACAAAACTCCTACATACCGTTCTGGATGGGAATTTACCTTTATGAAGTTTTGCGACGAACATCCTAGTGTTAATCAATGGGCAAGTGAAGCAGTACGCATACCTTATCGTAATCCGTTAACAGGTAAACACACTATATATGTTCCTGATTTCTTTATTGTATACTCGGATAAAGGTGGTAAAAAACGTGTAGAACTAATAGAAGTTAAACCTAGTAATCAAGCAATAAAAGAAAAATTAGGACGTAGCAGAGCTAACCAAGCACACTATGTTATTAACCAAGCAAAATGGGAAGCTGCGCGAGCCTGGTGCAAGCAAAAAGGTATATATTTTAGAATAGTTACAGAAGCTGATATTTTTCATAACGGCACAAGACGATAAATAATAGTAGCAGTTAATGGAAGTACAATGACTAAAAAATTAGAAGATCTTTTAAACTTGCCTGATTCAAAAGAGATTATAGATCAGGCCGAAGCCCAAGAAGCAGAACAAACAAAGCACGATTTAGAACGCACAGAAGCATTTAGAGATATTGCAGAATTAGATAAAATATCTTCTGCATTACCACAGGTTAAAGGCCTAGGAGAAATGGCTGATAAAGAACTTAACGAAGTTGCAGACAAAGCAATGAGTGCATATGAAGATTTAATGGATCTTGGTATGAATGTTGAAAGTCGTTATAGTGGAAGAGTATTCGAAGTTGCTGGCGGAATGTTAAAAACAAGTTTAGATGCAAAAGTAGCAAAACTAGATAAAAAACTTAAGATGGTAGAACTACAACTCAAAAAAGAAAAAATGGACAAGGACGGTTCTACCGGAGGCGAAGGCATGATCGAAGGACAGGGTTATGTTGTTACTGATCGCAACAGTCTGTTAGAACGCCTAAAAGGGCTAGATAAAGATAAATAATATATATGACAGGGAATAACAGATGAAATCATTTGCGCAAATATTGACTGAATCTAAAAAAACATACGAATTTAAAATTGGTGTGGCTGGAGAACTACCTGAAGGTTTCCAAGACCATATGGAAACCGCACTTCAAAAGTTCAAGTTGTTAAACAGTTCAGCAGGTAAGAAAACACCGATACAGGAACGTCCTTTAGATTTTCCTCAATTACAAAACATGGAAGTTACATATTTTGAAGTTGAAACAGAGTATCCTACTACAGTACAAATACTACAAGAATATCTAGGACAGTGCTGTGGTATTCCACAAAGTCATATTATTGTTCGTAATCCAAACGAACCACAAGAGTTATATCAAGCAACAAATGAAGACGAAGTATACGAGCCAATGTTAACTAAAGAAGACATGGGCGGCGACAGCGCACAAGATTCAGTCGGCGGCAATCGTATTATGGAACTTCTAAAAGAACTTGAAACAGCACGTAAGGAAGCAGCAGTTCCAGATGGAGCAGACGCAGCGCCAGACGGCGAAACAGCAAAACAACAAGACGATACAGAAAACACCAAAGCGGTGCTAGGGAGTTAAAAATGTCAGATATTAAAAAACTAATGGAATCATTGGATGCAATTAACGAGTGTCCTCCGGAAATGGGAGAAGGCGGCATGATGCCACCAATGGCTTCACTTCCTGCGCCGGAAGATAAAGGCAATCCAGTAACAATGAATGTGAGCTTAAATGCCAGCGGTAAAGAGCATGTTGAAGATTTGATCAACATGATGAAAAATGCGGGCATGAACGATGCTAAAGAAGTTGGTCCAGAACAACTTCCAATGCGTATGGATATGGAAAGACTACGTGATCTTGTAGGCGAACCGGGAATGGAAGAGATCGAAACAGACGAAGCTTACTCACCAGGTGACGAAAATGCAGAAGGTGTTGTAAGTAACTGTTGCAGTGCTGCGGTTGAAGACGAGCGTAACGGCCAAGGTAGATGCAGTGCTTGCGGCGAAGGCTGTGAAGCTGTTGCAGAAGAATCAATCGAAGAAGGTGGAATGAAAGATCAGCTTATCCAAGCAATGGAAAAGATTGCAGCTGATGACAGCGGAAATACACTTTATAAAGCAATGACCAAAGGTGCAATGGGCCCGGATGTACAAAACTATCTACAAGATATGTACGATGACGTAGCACGTGATAATGGACTACACCCAGATGATGATCACGATCAAATAGAAGAAAAAATGCATGAACTGATCGCAGCA